TGTCTGCCAAAAAAATGACCACATTGATCGAGGATTTAGATGACGGCGAATTATTATATGCTGCAAGTTGGTATCGTAATTACTGTCGTAACAAGAAAATGATTGACTTATCTGAAACACCACAAGATATCAAAAACGAAATCATTCGAGAATTTAATTTGCAAGATCAGTGGCATAATAAGGGTATGGTGTTTCCATATCTTATAAATAAAAACATGAAACAATTGATTGAATCCGTAGAGGAATTTATCTAATGGCAAAAGAAATACATGAAGTCCTAAAAGCCGTTGGCGCAACTCGTAAAAAAGCAGATAAGCTAAAGATCTTGAGAGATAACGAAAGTATGGCTCTCAAAGATGTTTTACGTGGGACATTTGATGAAAGAGTACAGTGGCGTGTACCAACTGGTCCAGCACCTTACACACCATGTGAGATTCATAACTATCCATCAAATTTATTAAGAGAACATCTTAAGTTCAAATATATCGCTAATACAGTATACTCACAAAAAATGCCTAAGTTTAAGCGTGAGAGAATGTATATTGAAATCCTAGAAGGCATACATCCTGAGGATGCAGAAATCGTAGTCAATATGGTTAATAGACAAAAGCCTAAAGGAGTCACAGAAAGTTTAGTTAAGGAGGCCTTTCCTGGTTTATTACCTGACTAAAAACATCACATCAACACTAACCACAGAGAGCCGTCGATTTTTCGACTTGCTCTCTTTTTATTTGGAGTCACACTTAATGGTTCTAGCTCAAATCGAAAGACTGAAGAGAGATTCAAACGAATTAGACATCTATGCAAAAAGATTAGAAAAAAAAGGTTATGTTCAACGAGCTCAAAAGATAAAACAAAAACGAGACTTCATACTAAAAACGATATCGACAATGGTGCCACAACCAGCAAATTCACCTTAAATAAAAATATACAGGGTTTACAACCTGCTAAAACTGTAGTATAATATACTATATTCAGTTAGAGCGGAGGTAGATCCATGAATATATTTGTCTTGCACGATGATCCTGTCATTGCAGCTCAAATGCAATGCGATAAGCACGTGCCTAAAATGCTAGTCGAATCTGCACAAATGTTATCGACTGCGCATCGTGTTCTCGATGGCAAGCTTATGAAAAAGCCGTCGAAATCAGGAAAAACAATGCAAAAGTATTGGTGCTTATATGAAGGTGCTGATGATCTTGAAGCAGAGTTATGTTACTATGCAGCAGTGCACGTAGGTCATCCATGTACGGTATGGACTATGGAGTCTAGTGCCAACTATCGATGGCATTGGGAACATATGAAAGCACTTGCTGACGAATATACATATAGATTCAGTACGGAAAAAGAACCGTACAAAACACATAAGACACAACGTGAGGTTTTGTGGCCATTACAATCTACGCCACGTAATATACCAGATGGACCAATGACGCCATTCAAGCTTGCTATGAAGTCAAATCCCGAATGTATGTTCCAAGATCCCATCAAGTCTTATCGTGCATTTTATCAAACAAAACAACATCGTATGCCGATGCTATGGAATAAAGGAAGAGATAAACCATCATGGTTCGAGTATCACAACTTAGCGCAGTTGACCGCTTGATTATGTTAACAGAAGAGATTGCTATCTTAGAATCTCGTTTAGAGCCACACGATACTGGTCATATTAATACCGCAATTGGTGTATTAAGAGAACGAGTATTTGAAATAAGGGAAGAAATCGATGCCGCTTTACACGCTCAAACGTCTCAGCAGTGGTGAAGAATGGGACGTAAATGTCCCGTATAGTAAGCTCCAAGAAATGCTAAATGAAGATGTGGTAAAAGTACTGTCGACACCTGGTTTTTCTACTGACGGAGGTCGTGGTACATTATCACGTGCTGGTTCAGAGTGGAGAGATCATTTGAATCGAATTAAAAAAGGATCGGGAAAAGGTAATACGATCAAGACATGAGACGTGGTAAACAAAAATCTAAACATGATTATATTACTGCACGCATAGCACAATTAAGAGATGATGCTCTTCGTGCTAGCGACCCGCATGATAGAAACTGGTACTATCGATTGATACAAGAACTTAAATGGGTACAAGACTATGAGTAAGGCAACGGTAAAATATGAAGAACTCTTTGACTGCAATCCTGAAACTGATAACCAACAAAAAGCATTTGATTCGTGGGATGACGGAGATAATCTCGTCTTGGCTGGTAGCGCTGGTACTGGTAAGACTTTTGTTGCGTTATACTTGGCACTGGAATCGGTTCTCGAGCGAGAGACGCCTTATAATAAGTGTATTATTGTCAGGTCGGTTGTTCCGACGAGAGACATGGGTTACTTACCAGGAACGGTAGAGGAAAAGAAAGAAGTATTTGAAACACCATATAAAGCCATATGCGGTGAATTATTTGATGATAAATCTTCTTATAATAAACTTATAAATAGTCATCAGATAGAGTTTACTACAACATCATTTATACGGGGATTAACTATAGATAATTCTATCATCATCGTGGATGAAATGCAAAACTTAAATTTTCACGAGCTTGATTCTGTGATCACACGTGTAGGTAATAACTGCAGAATCATATTTAGCGGAGACTATCATCAGTCTGATTTTAAAGATCAAACTGAACGTGATGGAATCCAGAGATTCTTACGAGTCATAGAACAACTGAAGAACTTTAGTGTGATTACTTTTGGTTGGCAAGACATCGTAAGATCAGACTTCCTTCGTGATTATATCATGACGAAGGAAATGCTAGGAATGAAATAATGTACAGATATTTTTTAGGTGCACTCATTGGCTTCATGGTAGCATTTCTTGTTTTTGCTGCTTGGGTTGCAAATGCCGAAGAAAGAGGACCTAAAGCTTACTTATATAATAAACCTGTTTTGTGTGGTTCTACCTTACAAGAAGCGATGGATATGTTAAGTCAGATAAAAAGTGACGGTATGACGCCTCTTATGTATTTCAGAGGTAACTCATTTAATGGTGACAATTCGAAGTTTTTTTCTGATATCTTTATCCTATTTGATCCCTTAGATGATCAAGTTACTATTGTTGAGAGACAAGATTCTGGATTCACGTGCATCTTATCAGGTGGTACTGGAGAAGTAGAGTTTGATCCAGGAGAAATTGAATCAATATTCGGTTGGAGTGATATAAAATGAAGTATTATATACTCATAGTCATGATGGCTGGACCAGGAGAATTTATCGATCATCACACTTTCGATAAGATGCCTTTTGATACTGTAGAAGATTGTACTCACTTCAGCGAAACCTACTGGCGAAATTTAACTAGCCTTGCAGAAATGAAACATCGTAAGGAATGGGGCAATATGTTCTGTATTCCTGAAGAAAGCTTAGATAATGAACTGATAAGGACTGTTTTAAATGAAAAGGGTGTTTGAACATGCAGAGATTGATATCGGCTATGAAGACTTACTTACTGACACAACAACAGACCGTAGGTTATACGTTGCTCCTGATGGTACTCGTTATCCTAGTGTTACTACAGTACTGAGTATCATAAATGAGGCTGCAATTGCAGCTTGGCGTAAAAGAGTAGGTGAAGATGAAGCAAATCGAGTGGGAACTCGCGCAGCTGGTCGAGGCACCTCTGTACACGCTATAATTGAAAGGTATTTAAAGAATGAATCTACAGACGACTATCTCCCACATATTAAGCAAAGTTTACAAAACTTGCGGCCAATTCTTGATAAATCTATCGGAAAAATCTTTGGCCTCGAAACTGCTCTTTTTAGTCGCCATCTTGGTATGGCTGGTCGCTGTGATTGTATAGCGGAGTTTGACGGTGTACCATCGATTATCGACTTTAAGACCTCGCGTTATCCGAAACAAAAGGAGAAGATTTCTAACTATTTCGCGCAGGCAAGCGCTTACGCGATTATGTTCGAGGAGAGGACAGGGATGGCAATCCCGAACACAGTCATCCTTATGGACGTGGACGACCACAGGCCGATTGTTTTCAAAGAACACAGAGACAACTATGTAGACTTGCTGTGGGAAACCAAAGCAGAATACGATAGACGTAAACTTTTTTCACATTAATTAAAAAAAACTGTTTACATTCCTCCCAAAATGTGGTATAATAGACCTATAGAAATATAGGAGCTAAATTATGAAAACAGAAGTACAAATCTTAGAAGCACAAGAATTCGCTTGTGAATATTACAACATTTCCCGCCCAAAATTCATTGCTTTAGCGTGTGAAAGATATCCATTGCTCGAGCATACACATCAGTTTAGAGCTGCTGTTCGTACATATGATGAAATTCAAAGAGATATGGCGGAGATTGCCTAATGAAAAACACTTATCCTTACAAATATGGCGAGATGAAGATGGCCGCTGACATACTTTCTCAAATGATTATTGGTATGCCATCTATCACTTCTAAAAATCCACATATTGCTGCACAAGCAAAGAAAATTCAAGATCTTATAATAGAACAAGAGGAGCGTAAATGATTTATTTAGATATGGATGGTGTCATTGCAGATTTTTTCGGTGGCATCGAACGTGAATTTGGTGTAAACCATTGGAAAGATCTTGACTTTAAAGGAGAAGTCTTTGCAAAATTACGCAATAAAGATTTCTTCTACAATCTTCCAGTTTTTGATCCCGATAGACCATACATCGATACTTCAACATATGTTGTGCAGATCGTAAAGAAATTTGCTCGCGATAATGAAATTGATTGGGGTATCTGTTCTTCACCTCTTCGTGGTGACGAATACAACTCAGCTTATTGGAAACGTAAATGGTTAGAAAAACATGGATATATGCCAAGTGTTTCTAATTGTATCTTTACTTCAAACAAACATAAGTATGCATGGTCAGAGCTTGACCGCAAACCGAACATCTTAATTGACGATAAACCACAAAATGTCAAAAGATGGCAAGATGCTGGTGGTATCGGCATTCGCTTCCAAGCAAACGAAGACGATATCGAGTATCTTGAATGGGAATTAGCTGAAGCAATGAAGGAAAGATACGAATGATCCAAATTTTACGTATGCGTTCAGAGTTCGAAGAACTCACTAAAGATTTCAATTTATCTGTCAGCGGTAGCAGTATAGATACTATTGTATGGTTTATTGAAAATGGACATAGGTCCAATTCACTTCGTAATGGTTTTAACGAAGCAATGGAAATTGCTAAGACTATTAAGGAGTACGCAGATGGCTGCGCAGAAGAAATTAGAGCCAGGGAGTCAATTTGAACATTTTGACAAAGACGGCGACGGAGTTGTAAGTGACGAAGAATTTGCACTCGAAAAGGAAATGATGAGGGCGGAAAACGAAGATAAGAAAGAAGATCAAATACGTCGTATGGCGTGGTTTGCTCTGTGGGGAATGTTATTATATCCAAGCGGCATACTAGTTACAGCCATGCTTGGTTACGATATGGCAGCAAATTTGATTGCTGATATTGCACCTACTTACTTTGTAGCTATTTCTGCCTTGGTTGCAGCATTTTTTGGAGCAACTGCTTATACAAAAGGTAAGTAATGAAACGTTTGATATATCAGGTTTATTTAGGTTCTCGAAATAAACTGTATGACCATTGTACTAACTCAGTTAGAAATTATTGTAAAGAACATAATATTGATCATGTGGTTCAACGTACACCGATATTGAGAATCAAACCTGATATATTTGCGACTAACAGACATCCTTCAGCTTGGGAAAAGTATGGAGGATTTCTACCTATATACGAAAAAGAAAATGCTTTCGCGCGATGGTCAGAATATGATCAGATTGCGATAATCGATTCTGACATTTGGATAAGACCAAAATCACCAAACATATTTAATGAATTACCAGCAGAGTACCACTTTGGCGGTGTGCCAGAGAGGGAAATGCCTATTACTGATTCTTATAGAGCTCGTATAAAAAACTATTCTCAGGAACAATACGGTAATATCAAAGCTGATTGGAAATGGAATGAAAGTGGTGCAGAGTTTATTAATATGGGTCTAATGCTCATGAACGAAAGCATAACAGAGTTTATTCGTGGAGATACACCACACGAATTTATAAGTAGACCAGAGTTTAAAGGTTTTGTTGATGGTTTAGGTCCATGGAAATGGAGCACAGACCAAACTTTATTGAATAGTTGGATTAAGCAAGAGCAAATGAATGTAAAGAACTTGGAATGGAAATGGAATTGTCTGTATAATCCAAACTTCGGCGGAGTAAAACAGGAATACGTAAGCGATTCTTATTTCGTACATTTTTTCCAATCAAGTAAATTAGGTAGTTATGCTCAAAATATGGATAGTTTGATTGAAACAGTATCATGAAAAAATTAATTTATCAAGTATATCTCGGGTCTAGATCTCGACTCTATGACCATTGCACAAAATCAGTAAAAGAATATGCTGATAAAATTGGTGCAGATTATATAGTTCAAAAGACACCAATACTTCGTATTACCCCAAATCCGTTTCTCAATCAACGTGAAGGGAAGACAGGTGGCTGGAAAAAGCATGGCTTTATGCCTATATTTGAGAAAGAAAATGTATTCAAATATTTTAAAGATTACGATCAGTGTTGTGTAATTGATGCTGATATCTATATTAGACCCACAGCACCAGATATATTTTTAGAGAGTGATGGATCTGCAGTCAGCAGTGTGTATGAATGTGATTTACCTATTAACGATCAGTATGCAAATAAAATACAAGCTTATTCTCGTATGATTCAAATGTTTAGATTACAGTGGGAATATAAGGAACGTACGGGATTTTCATTCTTTAATTCTGGTGTTATGTTATATAACTCAGCGGAGATGTTGAAAGTCTTAAAAGGTATGTCTCCTCAGGAGTTCTTGAGTCAACCAATACTTGAAGATTTCATCAATGGTATCGGACCGCTAAAATGGCAGTCTGATCAAATAACACTGAATTATTGGTTTAAGCTAAATAAAGTAGATGTGCAACGATTGAATTGGAAATGGAATGCTTTATATTCTGCTATAAGTAGTACTGATATGTTGAATGCACATTTTGTACATTTCTTTTTGAAAGATAAACTACCGAACAAAGGTGAAAATATAGAAGAGTTGATGGAAAAATTATGATACCATTAATGAAACCAAACGAGTGGAATTTTTTGAGATCTTTCTTACATAAAGACCACACTATGTTAGAGTATGGGTCGGGTCGTAGTACAGCTATTATATCTGGATATGTGCGCCGCTTGTATTCGGTAGAGCATGACAAAGGTTGGTTCAAACAAATCAAAGATGAAACAAAACATTTGCCAAATGTACATTGTGTGCATGTTGCACCAAACACAAATTTGCCTGGTAAATTAAAGCCAGCACAATATGAGTGGTTTGTAGATTATATAAATTGGCCTAAAACACAAACTACGATATTTGATGTAGTATTAATAGATGGTAGAGCAAGGCAGTGGGTTGCTGAATCAATATTAGATAATATTAGAGATGACAGTTTTGTATTCATACATGATTATGGCAAGAGAAAAAGACCACGGTATGATCGCATACTAGAATTTTATGATGTAGTTGACTCTGAACATACTATGGTTCTACTGAAGAAGAAAGAAAAAAATGTTTCTTAAAAAGATTTTTATTCATATACCAAAAAATGCTGGGATGACAGTTAGACATTCTGAGCCACTCAAAAAAGTAGTAATGCCTGCTGGTCCAGCAGTGCATAAGAGTGAAAAATATACTAAAGCTGTTTTAGAACAGATGAATAGTATAGGTGATCACCATGGGTTTGAACATGCTCGTTGGAGAGATTGCAAACGAGGCTTGATTGAAGCACACGGTTCTTTTGCAATTGTAAGAAATCCATGGGATAGGGTAGTATCACGTTACTTCTTCGCGAAGAAAGTAATTGAAGTTGAAAAGAAAGAACCCGCAGGAAAACATCCGCTTGACTCGTTCGAACATTTCTTAGAAGATAGGCATAAGTGGGCGAATGTAAAATACATGTGGCATAGAGCTGTACGTGGATGGTATCCGCAATCAGATCATGTTACTGATGAGAATGGAAAGATTCGCTGCGATATATTGAGGTTCGAAAACTTAAATAATGATTTGTGTGCGTACTTCGGTTTAAAAGAAATGACGCGCGCGAGAAATGTAACAGCTCTAAATCCTGGTACATATAAAGATGTGTACACGCCAGAAACAATACAAATAGTTGCAGATTGGTATAAAGAAGATATTGATAGATTTGGATTTGACTTCGATACAGGTGCTACTAAAAATACGTGGAGAAAGTAATGATTAAACCAGATTTATCACATTGCAATGACATACATGAATTTTATAAAGAAATAAAAAGAGAACAAGCTGCCGCGCATGGCGAACAGTATTTACAGCATCATAAAGCTTTACATAAATGTGCTAGCACGGAGGGAGTAGAAGTTATCAAAGAAATAGGTGTTTGTCAAGGTGCTACTTTAGCGGCATTGCTGTTGACAAATCCAAAAAAGCTAATTGGTATAGACATAAACGAAAGTTGGTTTAGACCATATCAACATCATTTTGAAAACTACGCGAAAGAGAATAATATTGAATTTGAATACAGAAAACAGAATAGTCATGATGCAGCTGGCGTAGAGGCATGTGACGTACTACATATCGATTCAAAACATCAAGCCCCGCACTTAGCACAAGAATTAATGTTACATGCTCCGCATGTTCGTAAGTTTATAGTATTCCATGATACTGCACATTTTAAAAATGCACATGGATTATTCGTTGAGATTGCAAAGTACATAACATATAAAGAACAAAGCTGGAGAGTAGTTGACCATTATATACACAGAGTTGGATATACA